AATCGTGCCGAGATCGGCACCCATGTTGACCACGGCCAGCGACACTTTGATGCGAGCTGCATCGGTAGCGGCTGTGTTGACAGTCAGCAGTACGCCTGTGTCGACTGCAGCGTAGTACGCACCCGTGGTCAGGCCCGCGGTAGTGCCAACTGCCGCGTTCAGGTCCACGTCGTTGCCCCAGAGCGCGGGAGTACCCGTCACACCAAGGTCGATGGTAGCTACTGCGCCTTCAGCACGTACAACAGTGACAGAAGCAGCCACCACGTACGCACCTTTGGGGAGCGTACCGATCACAAGCGTGTCGGTGGCACCCAAGGCAGCCGCGCTCGCAGCAGCACGAGCCGCTGCAATCTTGGCGAAATCAATGTCGATTTCGATTACGCTTACGCGGTCAGTGTAATTGGCCGCGAAGCCAGCGGAGTTCTTATAGAACCCCAGAGAGTCAGTATAAGCAACCATCTATAGGTCCTCCTTACGAGAAGTTGACGACTGCAGTCGACAAGGCTTCAGGCTTCACAACCTGATACCCGTAGACCTGCAGGCCGCGAACGATGTTACCGAAGGTCGACTGCGCACGCAGCGTCTCCATCTCCGTCATCTGTGTGGCGAAGGTGAAGCCCATCTTGTGCCCCGCGATCAGCGACGTGTTACCGGCGGTGACGTTGAGGTTGTGCGACACATAGAGAGTGAAGCGGTCGATCATGCCGAGACGACCGTTGCGCAGCGGCGTAGTGCTGTCGCCGGTCAACGAGGCGTCCTTCAGCTCGGACTTCTTGATGAGGCCAGCTGCGCGAGCCGGAATCACAAGGAAGCGATCGCTTTCAGGGCAGTTCGCTTCATCCAAAACGGTGCCCATATCGACGATAAGGTCGACGATGGACACAGTCGAAGACGCGCCGTCCTTGGTGATGGTCAGCGGAGCGCCGGCCGTACCGAGGTCAAACGCGCCAGACTGGGCACCAGCAGTTGCGCCGCGGTTCAGCGTGCCAATATCGGGCAGCATGTCAGTCAAGACGCGCTGGTCGATCTTGATCTTCATCTGCTCGGACGCATCCTTGGACCACATGTCCATAAGGTTGACATCAGTCTGCACCTTATCGACGTCGTCCTCGACAACGGAGAAATACTCGCCCTTGTCGATGACCAGTTGCAGCTTTGGCTTGTCGGGGTTTTCCACGACGAGGTTCTGGCCTTTTACGTAATCACGGATAGTGATGTTTGGCTGGGTACGGATGTTGACCGTATCGCCCATGCTGCGAATTTCACCTTCGTAATCAGTGTTTGAGACAGCTGCGAGCACAGTGGCGTCGTAGAAGTTCTCAATAAGTTTGCCGCTCCAGATTTCCGGAATGAAGTTTCCGGTGTAGTTGGGGCGGCCCGGCGAAACGGGATATACCATTTTCGGCTCCTTGGTTTATGCGGTTACAATACGACCTTCCCGCTGTGCAGCGAAAATGTCGCGTTCAATACGGTCACGATCAGTCTCCTTGCCCTTATACTTACCCTTTTGAACATCGGTAAAGAACTGTTTGATGTCCTCAGTAGTATAGGTCTTGGCTTCGCCTTGGAGCTTATTACCGCCAGACCGGCCTTTGCCGGGTGCTACCTGACGTTCGAGCTCCGAGGCAGACTGAGTCCCCCGCGTGGTACGAGCATCGTGCCCACCAGTCATGCCCTTCCAAGTCGAGAAGAAATTAGCCACCCGCCGTGCGTCCATGCTGCGCTGTGCGGCATCAAGATACGTCTGGCGAGGGATACCCGTGAGCGGATCAACTTCGAGGAGCCATGACTGGAACTCCTGACTTGCGTTGGTATCCCGCCAATCAGGTACAGCCGTCTGTAGGTCCGCCCAAAACCGTTGCTCGTTGGACACAGCATAGTTCTGCGAAAGCTGCTGGACCTGTGGGACCACCGTACCTTGCATCTGCCGTACCAACCCTCTGAGGTCGTTGATCTCCCCGTCTTTCGTCGACATCTCCTCACGGAAGACGCGCCTCATGACTTCGATGGAGTCGCCATAATCTTCCATGTCCTGCTCGGTGACGAGCTTCTGGGCAGGAGCCTGCTCTTGTGCAGGTGTGGCGTTCATCGAGGTGATTAACTGCTCGAGTTGTTGAACACGATTACCAAGCTCACGCTTTTCAGTGTGGAGCCGGGGGACCTCAGCGTTGTACATTCCTTGCAGGGTTTTGTACTTTTGCTCAAGGGTCTTCTCGGTATTGTCGCTTGCAGGCTGCTCTGCTGCCTTGGGCGCGGGTGCTTGTTCTTGCCCGCTGTCGGTTTCACGCGCCGCACCAGTTTCCTCAACATACTCTACCGCGGCTTCGGCTTCGTTGCCCTGCCCGGTAGTGTCTACATTGAGTTCTTCGTACAGTTTGTTGACTGCCTCAGCTTGTTTCCGAACTTGCGCTGGTAGTGCCATAATGAACGCTCCTCATCGGTGTGCGTATTCCGCAGCTATCCTCTGGATTCTGCCGCTAATTCAGGGGACTTTTTCATAAGATCGTGAAGCTCTCTAAGAATTTGACACCGCCCCTGTGCAAGTGCCACGTTCTGTCCAACACTTGGTAGCTGCTCAAGCTCTTGACGGTACCAACCTTCGATCCATTCTAGGACCTCCGGGAACTGGCGCGCCGTCAAGGCGAGAGCTTTGACTACTTTAGGATCAGGGCGCTTCATCCCGAGCCTCCAGTGCTGCGATTCATCACGGTGTTTGCCTGCTGCCCACCCATCGGCATACCGCCGGGGAAGGTAGGCGCTGGCGCACCGGGTTGTTGTTGTTGTGCCCCTTGCGCAGCCTCGACAGCCAAGGCCCGCGAGGCCAGCTTCTGCTCATGAGACTGCTTATCACGGGACGGAATAATTTCATCGACCGGCATCTGCAGCCCCTTGGCTACCTCACGCAGGATCGCAGCACGCCCCTCGGGGCCCAGAATCTCTGCGTCGATGGGGTTAGCCGTGGCGTTGAGGAACTCAACGCGGCGTACATTGACGGTCTCTTTCACAGCAAGGTTGATCGCGCCCTTGGCAACAATCTCCACATCGCCTTTGATTGACTCATCAGGGTCGTACCGCATGTTGTAGACAAACTGCCGATTAACAATAGGACGTATCACATCACCGTCGATGTGCATAACGACCTGCCGGATGCCCTTACCCGCCGAGCCCATGAGCATCGACAGTCCGGACGCTGTGCGCCCCGCACCCTGCACGTTCGTGTCGCCGTAGATATAGGACGGGATGCCACTGTGATCGTCCGCGAGTTTCGAGAACCTGTCGTACACACCCATCAACTCGTTGGCACGTGAGTCCGGCTGCGAGAACCGCACGGCAGGCGCGCTTGACCCCAGCGGGTCATTCATAACCTGCCAGATTTTCCACGGGTGGATTTGAGTGATGTCCTCATTGGGTGGGATGCGTTCGAGGTTTACCTCGACCTGCGGACCCGACGCCAGACCCATGTTGTTGACGAGCGCACGCGCCGCGGCGTTACAGATACCCTGCAAATCCTCAATGATTTCAGGGATACCGCGGCCCCAGAACGCCCCGGGCTGTTTGATAAAGCTCGTCTTGGCGTAGGGCTTCTCCCCCAACGGATCGTAATTCAACACTGCCTTGATGACGTAGTTACCCACGACCCACACGTTGGCGTCGTACTCACGGGACTCGTCCGGCACTTCTTCTTCGTCCAGACCCCACTCGCGCAGCATCTCTCCGCTGACTTTGCCCCAGAACTCCAGCGCGTCGTACATATCGGTAGGTGAGTTGTACGCGTAATACAGACGCTCCTGCTCCTCTTTCTGGATCTCCACGTCTTCGCTGATCCACGACTGACCGTTACCAGTCTTGAGCACTTTGCGCACGGCGTCGTCGTCGTAGCCCGGCACACCGATAAGGTCCGCCAGTTCCATCCTGCTCATATGGTGATGTTCGAATATGTACCCGTCGTTGATGTGGCGGATACCCGGCTCAGGGTATATACGGAACGGATCGACCCGCTCGAACTCGGGCCCCAACCGCTCGGTAGCCTTGACCACCGTCGTGCCATCTGCAGCCTTGGAGTACCCCAGCACGCGCTGACGCCTCACGACCGGCCCCTTCACAAAGGCCGCCGGGAACGTCACGAGGTCAGTGATGAACTCGTTGAACGCCTCTGACCAGCCGCCTTGCTCGAACTGGTCCTCGATCTTGTATTTCATCTTGTCAGCGCGGTTCTGCGCTTCTTGCAGCACCCGGAACCGGTAATCCTGCGCCACCATCTCGCGTAGGGCAGACATCTCCTCCCCGGTCGGGGCTTGCCCGCTGGTCTGCAACATCTTGACAACCTCGGCCCCGAACGCTTGGGCGATCTCTGCCTCCGCTTCAGGCGGCAAGTCCGGCAGTGTCGTCGGGTTCAGGTCCCACGGGGGCATCCCCTGATCGAGCATGATGTCCCGCAGCCAGCTCTCAGCCGCCCGGCACTTCACCTCGGTAATCATCATGTAAACTTCAGACCCGCCTTGCGACTTGATCTGACTCAGCTTGTTAGCCTCGTACTCACCGTTGCGCTGCCGCATGGCCCGCAACATAATGTGCTCCATGGGTTTCTTCGCGATGCGCGCCGCGTCCCAGCACTCACGGAGGTAGGCTGTCAGCCCCAGAATGAACGGGTCAGTCTGCCGCGCCTGCAGCTCACGGTCAACTTGCTCGCGCTCTTGGCGTGCGAGTTCCTCGTTACCGACTACGCGCAGTAAGGTCAGACCGGCCATATTTCTCCGTCATCCATATATAGAACTTCATGTCAATATACACGTAGCACTTTGTTTCGGCAAGCCGAAGAAAAAACCCTCACCAGATATTATCCAGTGAGGGCAAGTCGGCAGTCGTACTAACAAGTTCCAACAGGGAGATGTCGGTTCCGTGACACATAATAGGTACTATGTCCACCCTGCAGATGCAACAGGTTTTACTTCCCGCCGCTCTATCATGTGCTGCCCTTCTCCCGCGGACGCAATATGTAGCATCAGGTACTGCAGCGCTTCGGCCACGTGGCTGTGTTTATTCTTGTCAATCCCGCCGTTCTTATCGAACCGGTAGCCGCCCATCATGGCAGCCTTGAGGCGCATGCACCTTGGGTCGAGCAGGAACCCCGGGTCACCGTCGACCTGCCGCATGAGGAACTCATCCACGGAGTTGATCCGCGCG